AAAAAATACTCTATATTGAGTTTTATCAGGTATGACTACTGACTCAAACTCTGATGCACTTGCTAAATTATCATCAAACAAACTTTGTACATTAGAACTTATAGTTCCCAATTCAACGTCACCAATTCTTGCAGTACCTGCAACTGTTCTTAATCCATCAGGACCTAAGAATATTAAGTCACCTGCAAATTCTTGAATTGTATCTCCGTTGATACACCCTATGTCTCTTGTTACTGCAGTTATAGCAAAAGTACTACTTGTTGTTCCTGATAATTTAAATATTCTATTCTCACAAAATATAAATAAATCTTCTCGGAAAACTTTAAGTCCTGTTACAGTATCATCAACTTTAATACTTCCTGCACCATCTCCTGTTGCGAAGTTATCTTCATCAAAAGGTACACTAAATACTATTTCTTGTTTATTAGCAGACATTCCTGCATAGAACATATGTTCTTTAAATGCTGTTACGAACTTTGCACCTGTAACTGCAGTGCTTACTTCTCCACTACCTGCTGAAGTTACATCTGATGCATTAAATGATGTATCAAATATTGTTGGTGCGTTTGTGCCATCTGCAACTATTAACTTATCATTGCCATCAAAATTATATCTTTCAAAATTATATTTACCTGCATTTGTTCTGCCACTATCTACTGTTGTCCATGAAGAACCCCCTGCATCTGCAGTAAATATATTTGTTCCTCTTGCTGCTACAACTTTACTTCCGAAGGTAGCAACCATTAATATTCTTTCTGATGTATCTGAGGTATGAGGAACTACTGCTGATACATATTTACTAAATCCATTTATTCTTCTATAACCACCTTCAATATCAGGCTCAAAGTTTTCTAACTCAAGTGCCTCTCCCGGTTGCATCATAAATGTAGAACGATTTAAAACTAATCCTCCTTCGCAGTTAAAAGCTGTCGGCTGTACTCTTGATAAGTCTGGCATTATGTTGTTGTTTCTGTGCTAAAGTATCCAGCCATTGTAGCTGGTTTTAATACTACTGTGGACCTTACATATTCATATTTATTAACAAGTAATGTCTGCATATTTTTTATACCTTGCTCAAATCTAGCAAAGTTTAGTTGGTATTGTTCCACTTCTCCCCTATACTGATAAACATAGGATGTAGCACCATCTATTATTACAGGTCCAAATCTGTCAGGTATAGTTGTTGTATCTCCATGAGCAGATAAATCTGATGGAAAAGTAAAATAATCAAATTTTAAAGTATACGCTTTATCTGGAAAAGGATACAATATATAATTATTATCTAATGTTCTAACAATATGTGTCGGTATTCCACCACCGGTAAATTGAGCTACCTGTGTACCATCACTATGAGCTGCTGCTGTTGTGCTATTGGCACCTCTAGTTGCTCCTGTAAAAGTGGTAGAAGTTGTACCTGTGTAAGTTATTTGTTCATTTTCAATGTAAATAGTTCCTGAGCTATCAAATCCTGATGTGCTTGCTACTGTTACAGTCGTAGCAGAATCCGTTAAAGCACCATTTAAAGTGGTTGTGTCTATCTCATCTTCTTGCTCTACGTTATTCGCTATATATTGATTGTAAGTTAATACCCCTAAGTTATTACCCCCTACGCCTAATGTAGTGTTTTTGCCTATTCTTGCTGTATTGTAATCAATATGTTTTGTAGATGTTGGAACTGTGTATTTAAAAGTACCCGGAACTAATGTGCTAGTATTAGTAGCGTGATTAAACGGGTAACTAAATTCTTTTTGATTTATATATCTTATAGCTTCGTTGACAGCATTTTGTGCCTGTACTTGTATTCCCCTAGCATTAGAAAAAGTAGCAGAGGTAAGTTGAACCTCGTTTAGTCTTGCTAATACGCTATTAGTTAATGTAAGGAAAGTTTCTGCCATGATATAAAAATAGGGTGGCAGTATTAGCCGCCACCCGTTAAGTTAAGTTATGCTAACTGGTCTCTATCGACTTCGTCTGGCTTGTCGTCTAATCCATGACCTGCTAAATCAATAACAGTTGCATAGACTCTAAGTCTGCCTGTAGCTGGAGCAGCACCTGCAATAGTACAATCAATAGTATCAGTTGATGTAATAAATTGAGTGTAAGTTGAAGCTGCACTTCCTACAACAGTGTTAGTTTGACCATTAGTTCCTGCTGCACAAAAACC